ATACCGATTAGGTTATCGGCAATAGTTTCAAGTGGATATACTTTTTCTACTTTAACATAACGGTTAACAGTTGCGGTATCCTTAAATACATCAAGGAGTTTAGCAACAGAACCATTTATACTAGAAATATCCGTACCAGGAACTGCATCACTAAAATTAATACCAGGAGTAATTTTTAGTTTATAATTACTAATTGGATTACCTTTTTGGAATTCATATTGCGATGGTTCGTTGCCATCTACTGTAAGAATCTGATCATAATCCCTCACAGCAGCACGATATGTAACTGCGCTACCACTTTGGTTAGCAACAGTCATCACAGTAGATGCTGTACTTTCAATATCTACTTTATAGAGTTCTGTGTTAGTTGTTGCCCCTGGTTTTGCAGCGGCGAGTCTTCCTGCTGTCATTTGTTAATTACCATCCTGCTTGGAAAAATGATTGTAGTCGTAGTTGTCCGCCAAGGACGGGAGCAGATAGTGAACCACCGAAGGCAACACCAACTGCGTCAACGTTGTTAGTAGATAGAAGTGTAGCATCACCAGCGGGGAAACGGATAGTTACCGATTCTTCAATGTTAGATGCATCAATACTAATAATACCATTCAGATTATCTGGATTGTTAATCTGCATGAATTCCATTGTCTTGAAAGCAAGAGTTTGAGTTGCTCTTTCTGCTACAAGTTTGTTGGCATCCGTTCCATTATTTAGCGGTTCTGCCAAACTGCCTTCTGGGAAGGTATATTGTAAGTTTGTATTGTCATTGAGGTTACCCAATGCAAAAGTAATCTTCTTAGATGACTCAGTAGTATCTTGGAAGATAGCACCCTCATATACTTTGTTAGTAAGAATCTGAGTTGATGCTTCACCAACAACAGTAACATTCAAATCTGGGAAGGTTACTGTTCTATCACTAGTAAGGACAGATGAGTTAAAGATAACATATCTTGTAGGACTGTTCTCATCGGTTGAAGGTGTATTAGAGAACGTGGGGTTAACCATGTTCTTGTTATACACATCCTGCTCAGTAATATCATCCAACAATGTTGACTGACTAATACCCGCTCCAAAGTCTGGAAGACGATAGATATGCTCACCAGGAGCATCCCATGCATCAGTTTCAAACTTAGCAATCTTTGCAGTATCAGTAGAACCTGTGATACTTAACTCACTATCTTTAATAATAAGAGTCTTGTTAGTGATAGTTTGGAACGTATCAGTAGCAAGAAATGTTGTTGTAGTGTTACCACCAACAGATGGGAAGTCAAATCTTTTTGTACCACCAGCAGTTGATACCGTATCAACATTAAAAACAACTTTCTTAGAAGAGTTTTGATCCCCTGTAAAGTAAGTTGTAGAGTCGTTGAATTGTGTAATTCCACTAACAGAAAAATAACCACTACCTTGTGGTTGAATTAACATGTTGGCGTTAGCAGATGCTGTATCTTGTACAAGCATTCTAACGGTGGATGACCCGTCAACGTTAGCAATTCTACTCTGATATAGAGTAGAAGTACCAAAGGTAATACCTATTTCATCAATTGCAGATTGAAATAAACCAGTATCTCTGTCCAAGTCAAACGCCAATCCTGGCGCTGATGTGGATCCCGCTGCAATAGATCTAAAAAGTTGATTAACCTTAGTCTTTCTGTTAGGGATTAGAGGATCAGAGATGACAATAGGGAGAATTGCTTCGCCCGTTACTAGTTCATCAGCAATCGTATCAAGTTGTGATATTCTTTTAGTTCCCACTGATAACCATCGGTGCTGTTCTTCCCAGTTATTTATACGTCTTTACAAGTCATCAATGCTTTAAAGTTTTTATACTTTTCTAGTTTTTGATGATGATATGCGATGTTCTCTTCTACCTCTTGTAGAATAGACTCATAAAACAATTTAGCACTGACTGTATCATCACCCAACCAGTCCATAATCATGTCGCCTAGACGATCACGCCGTTGCTCAGCATACGAGGGCATCGATTTCCACCTTGAATTCAATTCGGGATCTTTCAAGATCTCGTTGTAAATAGCATCAGTCATAGTAATTCTCACATGGTAGTAATAATGAGAGCCCGATACCTGATTTGAACAGGTAACCTACGCTTTACAAAAGCGTTGCTCTGCCGTTGAGCTAATCGGGCACATCCTGATAGTTTTCTATCATTTCTGCCATCTCAAATAGAATAGGATGGCATTCTTCTTCAATTAAATAATCTGACCACTTATACATATACCTCATAGTTACATGAGGATTAGTATTTGCTTCCGCTACTACATCAGCATCGGTAGGATCAAACCCTTCATCTTCAAAAGTGAAGGGTAGACCATGAATCATGAACATCTTAACTATGCCAACATCGTCTAAGTAACAATATGCACTAGTTATTTTGAACTTCATGTGCTTCTTCTGCCATTAATTTAGCGATTTTATACTCTATTGCAGCAAGAGCAAGTGAATACGAGTTTGCTGTACTACTATGTAGTGTGTTGCCGTCTTCAAATGCTAGCAAAGAATAATGCCAAACGTTGTCAATATCAGAGAACCACAACTTGATATCAAGAGTTAAGTTCCTTCTGCATTTGACTGAGTTCTTCATTAACATACTGTTTAACACCTGCGGGATCGGGTTGCCAACCTTCGGGTAAAGGTAATGGTGGATGGTTAGCAGTCTCAATAGTTTCAACTGCTTTTTGATAATCAGGTAGAGGAACCATCAAGACTGATGGTTTTCCCTGCTGAGTAATCTTGATTGTATGACCTCTTTCAACTAGTGTCAAGCAGAAGTCAAAGTTACTTTGCACTTCTTCAAGTGCAAGTTCTAAGATGCCAGAATTCATATCAGTTAAAGCAATAGGTTAGAGAGTCAGAGGACATACGAGATTGGAGAAACTCAACGATCTGTGCAAAACCTTCTGCACCTTCTTCGGTCCACTCAAACTGGACGGTCTCATCATATCCCTCATCATCTGAGACAGTCACACGACGCTCAGAAAAATAGAAATAAGCGTGGTCGATGAAATTAGGAGACATCATTTAGTTAAGCATGACAGGTAGACCATAAATTTGAGTGGGACCGAGGGCACACCCAAAGGCAGCAAGACCAGTACCACACCCGTGAGAGAGTAGACCGCTTGTCACCTGATTAACAATAGCACCACTGCCGCCCGTTACAATCTCGCCTATGCCACCTGTTGGAGTGGACACTAGGGTCATGTGAGCACCTGCACCAGAACCAGCAACAATGTCTGCCATTCCAGCAGCACCCTTAGTACCTAGTGACATGCGAACATGCATTGCAGGTGAGACGGAACCGACAGGGGCATCCATCGTAATATCAACGATCGATCCATTGACCAAACTGTAAGAACCAGTGAATACTGGCATGGTCTGGAAGATCGCGATGACATCCATCCTACCACATGATAGGAACGAAGTGATCCAGGATGCTTCGTTAACAATTTCACCCGTTGCCTTGTTAGTGATGGATGTGGCACTGGTGTGTACGTCAGGAGCATCAAAGGTGATACCTGAGACCCCCTTCAACTTAACTTGGTTACCTTGAATAGTAACATCACCCTGATATGAGATGTTATGGTCGCCTGCTTTGGTTTGTGTAGACTTTGCTTCCTTCTCACCTGCCTCAAAATCAAGATTCTTAGAGGATGCAATTTTTGAAAGACCTTCAATAGCATCTGATGCTTGCTTTGACCACTGATTGTTGTCTTTACCCATTGGGTTGCCAGCATTATTATTACCCCTTGCTCTTCCACCAGCACCGTTTGATGTGTGCTCGTTAATTGATCCAGAAACTTCCAGATGGAAGTCGCCCATAACTTTCAGATAGTAATCACCTTCCACTGTATGTACAAGGTTGTTCTTAACATTCTGAACCAAGTCGCGACCAATAATCTGGGTTTCATTGCCAGGTACGTTAACATGCTCATTACCTTGCTTATCTTGGAAACTAGTAACACCACCAGGACCTGAGCGAATTCTCTTCTCTTTACCAGGTGTTGCATC